TATTAAGTACATCTGGCGAGCTGGTAGCAAGGATGACCCAATAGAGGATTTAAAGAAGGCAGTCTTTTATATCAATAGAGAAATAATAAGGATAGGAGGGGATAATGCCAGTTGAAGTGTTACCTGAAATGACAATAGTATGGCCAAAGATGGAGGATATATTCAGCCGTGTGCGATGGGCGAAGCGGATCTGTGTTGATATTGACGGGGTGATTGCAGAGTACGACTTCCCTAGGATAGTTATTTGTGGTATAATATAAGTAGGAGGTATATTATGCCAGAGATTAAAGAAAAACCACAAGGAACATTTTTAGGGGAAATTAGAAAAGGAAAAGAGCTAGGTGTTAAGGGCAGTTATAAATATGTTTGGCACGCCTGCGAATTTTGTGGTAAAGAGAGATGGGTTGGGATTATTAACGGTGAACCTAAAAGTAGAAGATGTTGCTCTTGTGCAAATAGAGAAATTGGGTTTGGTAGAACAGGGGAAAAACATGGTACATGGAAAGGTGGGAGAATTGTAAATACACAAGGATATGTTCTTCTTAGGATATTAAACCCCAACCATAAATTTTTTAATATGACTGTTAATGGTTATATACTTGAACACCGCTATATTATGGCAGAGCATTTAGGTAGATGTTTAATTTCAAATGAAGTAGTCCATCATAAAAATGGGGAACGAACAGATAACAGAATAGAGAATCTAGAATTGATGCTTGCTGGTCAACATCACAAAGACCATTCGAAAGGATATAAAGATGGTTATATTAAAGGATATACAGATGGTAACGATAAGCGAATCGCAGAACTTATGGGGAAATTGCAGAAATATGAAAATACTCCTTGATTTAGATGGTGTGGTTGTTAGTTATAATTTTAGTTCTATTATCAAGAACTTCTTTGGTGTTGATATATCACCTGTGATGATATATGCCTATGACCTGGCGGATGTTCTGGGTGTAGCCCCCGCGCTAATAAATACCATGTTTAGAGAGCAGGTTTACGGTAAGCCGAAGTTTATACCCGGTGCTATTGAGACGCTTGAAGCATGGAAGTCTGAAGGATATGAATTAGTTATCTACTCTAACCGTATTAAATACATGGGCTATATGAGGCTCGCCGAATGGTTGGTAGAATATCAGATACCGTTTAGCGGGATTGACAGCGGGCAAGGTTCTTACGATATCCACATAGATGATTCCCCTTCTAAGCTAATGGGAACTAACAGTAAAATTAAACTCTTATATACGCAACCTTGGAATACAAGATGCCATAATATCACGGGGAAACTAATCAGGGTTTCCGATTGGAGGACCATAAGAAATATTGTAGGGGGAAAGGGTAAGTAAAATGCCTAATGTTGGAGATATTTGTAAAGCAATAGATATAGGGCGTAAAGGAAGCAGTAAATATTTGTGGCATGCCTGCGAAAGATGCGGTAAAGAAAGATGGATACAAATACACAAAACTCAGGTTAGATGGTGCCCAAGTTGCCAGATAGCTTTACAGCCTCGTGGGGGGGGAAGTGAAAGTCGTAGTTGGAAAGGGGGGAGATATAAAACTCAGCGTGGGTATATATTTATTTGGGTGCATCCTGAGGATTTCTTTCATTCCATGGCGAACCATCAAAGTTATGTGATGGAACACAGATTAATAATGGCAAAATATCTTAACCGTTGCCTTTTACCTTGGGAGATTGTGCACCACAAAAACGGAATAAAGGGTGATAATCCGATAGAGAATTTAGAATTAATATCTGGTAATGGAAAGCATAACACTATGATTAATAGATATATCAAAAAATTAGAGAGGGAAATTCTATTTCTTAGAGAAGAGAATGAATGCCTGCGGATAAGTTAATTCGTGGGCAGAAAGAGCTGGCAGGAGATTAAGGATGTGTACTCATAGATTCGTATTCCCAGAGGACAAGCCGGAGAACTATAATACTGATGGTAAGACTATAACCGGTAAATGCAAGTGCGGAGCTATACAAAAAGCATACGGGGTAAATAGGTTTGAATTTGATGATGATTTACTTGACAATGAACCTGATGCGTGGTATAATAGTGTATAATGAAATACTGTGAACTCGCTACTAAGTTACTTAAAATCAATATTGTTTGCGGGAAACACTGCCCGATATACAAGGATTGTCCGCAACTTATATTAGAGGATGCGTCTGATAAAATGATTAAGCAAGCTATTGAGGCCATGTTAAGGTTGCATAAAATTAGTAAAGAGGTGAAATAGTGTTATATCCCAGAAAACTTGATAATGGCCGATTGGTAAGTGATGACCAGATGGTTGGCTACAGGGAACACATGACCCAGACCCACCGCATATTATTCTTGTCGGGGGTTATTACCGGGGAGACGGAATCGCAGAATTTACTACTGGCGCTGGATAGTATATCACACGACCCCATAAAGTTAGTGATAACATCTCCCGGCGGTGACTTAGATTCCACGTTTCTATTTTACGATACCATGAAGATGATAAAGTCACCAGTGGAAACAGTCGGCAGGTACTGCGCATCGGCAGCGGCCATAATACTAGCTGCAGGTTGCAAGCGATATTTATTCCCCCATGCCAAGGTCATGTTACATTTGCCCGCCGGCCAAATGGGTGGTGATGCTAAGGATTGGGATATACAGCACAAGCAGATGGAGAAATACAGGAGTACGGTGGTGGATATATTGCATGACTGCGGTGCTAAAAAGAGCAGCGTTGAAATACTATCCGACATAGACAGGGATTACTGGATGGAACCAGAGGAGGCAATAGAATATGGGCTAGCTGACAGTATCATGGATTACAAGTCATGGAATAAATGGATTAAATAAGGGGGTGTAGCAGCAATATAACAATTGAATAGCTTGCTGGTGTCGTAGCCAGAAATTGGGGCGAAAGCCTGTATAACAAAAGTACGGCACATCGGACTATTATGGGAAGTGTTACCGAGCCAGCAAGTGCCAGCTACCCGAAAGGGCGAGTGGCGTGGAGAGTGGGGTACTCTCTGAAGGTAGCTAATATCACTGTGTACGGGTAGATTAACCAAAGCTACCCAACGAACAGAATACTTGCTACTTGCTGGCAGACCGTGGGGTACCGAATGGATTAAATAACAGGGGCAAACAACACTAGACGGAAGCCCCGAAAGTTAGCCCCACGGTCACACTAAATATTTTAACAACTGAATACGGAGACAAAGAAAGGGGTAGGCCAAAAGCCTACCCCTTACATTTTGCAACGTATTGCACTATCTTTTAGACCACACCCCTGATGTTATACAGCGTGTGCGAGTAAGTGTGAGCCTTCCTTAACTATTAAATCAGCTTCCGTAGCACTTTCTTGCGCCCATTGAAGTTGTACATTGCCCCCCGTATCAGTTGATTCCACAGAGCCAAATATCACCACACCAGTCTCTGCCGCATTACAGCCGATACCTAACGAGGTGCCCGATGCTGTAACAACAACGGGTATAGTTGCAACACCACCAGGTTCAAAATATGCCGGTGCAACCGACCAGTTCATTGTTGCATTCGCAGGTAGCGTTATTGCGCATTTAATATCAGCACCAGTGCCACTATTTACATAAAGAATTATCTGAAATATCCACTTCTCCGCAGTTCCAACAGCGAATAGTAATTCATCATCATTTTGGAGAGCAGCACTATTATTAACCGTTTCATCAGCGGATTTAAAAACAGCTGTAGGCTGTATCCTAGCTGCCCATTCTGGTGCCGTGGCCCCTGCGTTAGTTCTTAGAACCTGGTTAGCTGTACCTATAGCTAATCTTGCCCACGCAGAATCCCCCGTGGCGTAAGCAATGTCACCTGCGGTAGTTAATAAACTCTCCTTTTGATATTGAGGGTGGTCGTCATCTGTTAAACCGGTGAGTGAAAGCCCGTGGTCTAATGTGTTACCTTGCGCTCCTGCCGTCTGATGCGTATGAGAACCGATGTCATTGCCATGAGCTGCGTAAGCCTCTGTAGCATCGTGCGTATCATATAGGTCAGTTTCCGACTTGAGGTAAAGTTGATTATCTCGTATGTGTGTATTGAGAATACTAGCCGTAATAATTTCGCCGGCCGTGTAGGTTCTGCTCGCAGTCCACGCCATTATATCACCTCCGCTTCAAGGTTTTCATTTTCTAAATCTTTAACTGTTTCTGGTTCTCTCCAATGCCTGTTCTTAATAGGTCTTTTACCCAGTATCACCTCTATATTCTTTCTGTCCTTGGGTGTTTTGACTTTGTAAACCTTGCCTTCGACATTGGAGTTATTACACAATGAGCACATGAATAAATTATCCTCGAAATAGAACTCGGCGCTGTCACAATTAGGGCAGTCTACAATCCATCGTGAGTGTTCTGCTCTAGCCTCTAACGGCTTACCGTCGTAGACTTCAAGATTGTTTATTTGCTGGCGTTCCTGTTTCCGTTTAGCTTCTACACTACCAGCGTGGGTCGATAGACTCACCTCGTGAAAGTATGTATCCCCTGTATCTATTGTGTTCTTAATCCCCGCTTGATACATCATTCTCCTTAATATCCTAGTTTAGTTTGACCGGATAGGCTGGAACTCGCTAACGCGCTATAATCCAGACACCAGAAATCCTCGTTAATAGTATCCGCTAATCTATAAGTCACTGTATGTAACTTGCCACCCATACTGATATCGTGCTGCATATAATCAATAAAGTAGTCCCCGTTGATGCCCAGTTTAGTATTGACTACCGTGATTCTATCCGAGATTTTACGACTTAGGATTTGGGTTAGATTGGTGGCGTCTTGATTCATTATCGACATTGATAGTTCACCACGAGGGTTTTTATACTTGCCGATAGAATAGGTCGCAAGGCTCGCAGCCATATCCGCATCGGTCATATACTTACCATCTATTGTTAGGGTTCGTTTCTGGTATGCGGTTTGGGACGTAGCGTCCTCGGCCTTTCTGGTTACTTTAGTTAAATCATCATAGTAAGTTCCCCTAGCTTTTAACAGGGTAAGAAACGCCGGTACTGCGCCGTTATTCTTAATAGATAATTTAATAGTCTTAGCGAACTTAGTAGTAGTTATGGCGATGTCGGATGTCATATCCGTTCCCGTCCCGTTAGCCAATGAGTTAGCTGTGTAGTCTGTCGTGGATGCGGGGGTTGTCCATGCGTCAACGAATACAGATACACCACTCACGGATGCCTCGCCCCACCACACCAAAGTTTCACCGGCAGGGATAGACGGGGTTTCATCCAATCTCCACAGTTCAGTTATCGACTGCACTTCCCAGGGTGTCACCCTAACCTTGATAATGTTATAAACATTCTTGGGGTTGAACGAGTACGTAATCTGCGCCATCGTGTTAGTGAATGTAGACTGTGATGTTTGGTGCGTGGCTGATGACCTGTGGAACCTATCTT